ATCAGCATTGGAAAAGTAGTAGCATTAAAAATGAATTCAATCATGGGGGATGTTTCCCTGAATCATTTGTAGAACTCTGCAACAATATAGTAAAGGAGCAATATTCAAGAAGTTACGACTCTATTAGAAATTAACTACCGTTTGCAAGTATCTGACATTTAGCTAAATAGAGTTTTTAAAATTTGTTTGCTGAAAATTTGCTGATTATTCTATAGAAAAATCGAATACACCGCTATAGCCGCCTGTGCCTTTGCTGCTGTGCATAATGCAGTATTCGCCGGGCGTGCCACTAACTTTTATTTCGTACACATTATCATGCAGCTGGGTAGCCTCAACGGTCACACCTTTGGCATCCTGTGCGCCTATCCGACCACCGGCTAACGACACTGACGAAGTAGTTAATAGCCGCTGCTGCTTTTTTACCTCAAAGCTACCTACGCTAAAGTCAGATACAGAGTACATGGGCGTAAACATATACAGCGTGCGCATTTCGGTAGCGGCAGGCGTGCCGAAGTAGAGCCGGAACACTGCCGTACCATTGAACTTTGTAGCAGCTGCGCTGCCGTCAAATTCTAACTTAGCTTTAGCCGAAGCAAAGCCCCTGCTAATTTTCGTACCTTTATATGATATGGGCTGCATCTTAGTTATGCTGCCATCCTTGACTGCGTAGATGCCTATACTATCCGTGGGTGTCTGCGCCTGTGCGCTGATGCCCCAGAGCAATGCGATGAGGTATAATATGTGTTTCATTTCGTGGCTATGATTTGAAGTAATTGGCTAATCTGTTTATCCTTTTCCGCTAACAGCGACTGCACAAAGTTTTCAGACATACCGCTGCTGCCGGCTACCGTAGTGTTATCGCCCACATTATTCTGTGTGACGATATGCCCGCACGTATTATTTATCTTAATCATTTCGCCGCTGCCCCGCAGCAGCCATTCTGCTGATACATCGCTGTACGTGGCGCAGAACCGTACCACCATATCAAGAGGAACGCCGCGCGTACCACGCAGCACATTACCCAGTGTGCCGGGATCCGTTTCAAGATCGCGGGCCATCTGCGCGATGCTTTTTTTAGCATATTCGCGATAGCCATTCATTTTGCCTGCAATATCAATTTTTACCATTTTTTGAAAGTATTTGATTATTAATACTTTAGCAAATTGCGACAAAAATAATTCAACCTCTTAACAATTATTAACAGGCAAAATGAATGTTATCAATTCACTTTGCCTTATATTTGCACCGTGTAAGTAAGTAAGCTACTGCACGGCGCATAAGAAAGGCTGTCAGACAATTTGCCTAACTCAAAATTCGCTAACCGCAAATTTAAGACAGTTTTTCTTTTTCGCCAAACAATATAAGTAAGTAAGAAAGTAAATTATTAATTTTTAACACTATGGCAGAAAAAGACATAATCGACTTGAGCCGCAGTATGAGATACGACGGCGACGACATAGTAAAGGCTATGGGCGACATCAAGGCTTTTATTATGTATCTGATGGGTGAGGCTAAAGAGGGCCTAACGGTTAGTGCCAATGAGGTAGCTAATGTGTTTGACACCATCGACTATTTCACACGTGATGTAACCTACATTAAAAACAAAGGATGATGGAAAAGGTAACACGTGATGAACTAAGAACTATGGAGTACGGCGAAACTAAAGTTTTCGACCTACCTAATGCTTTGGCCATTGAAAGCGGCAAGGCTACAGCCTACCAGACGCAAAATATTTTGCGCTGCCGTTTTTCGGTGCAGACTGACTACGTAAACAATCGTCTGACGATTACAAAACTGCGGAACGATGATACAGACTAAACCAAAAGTAGAACCCGATGCCCTGTATAATCAACGACAGGCCGCCGCCGCGCTGGGAGTGGAACGCCACACCATCGCACGCTATGAGGCTAACGGCTATATCAAATTCCGTGTGCGTAAAGCAGGAAATACGAAAGTAACCACCGGCGCGCAGATAATCAAGTGCTGGGAAAGTATGTACCTATAATCATTATCGCTATGCGTAAGAAACATTTATTCGACTTTGTAGCAGGCTTTGATAAGCTACTGCACGCTGAACTAACATTTGATGAGGCGCGGCCCAAAGGCTTTGAGTTAGCAAAGCAGGTGGGCAAACCAGTGAAGATGTTTTGCTTTAATGAGCCTCTAAGCAAATGGAACTTTATCGGCACCTATCAGACCGATGGCGAAACAATGATAGACAGCTGGGGCGAGGCTAACAAGTTTGACCCGGTGCAAAATGAATTTAGAAGAACCATTAAATAATTAATGCAATGATTACAGAATTTACATTAAAAGTGCAGATAGGCGTAACGCCTGAATTAGCCGCCATATTAGGGGCTATGCTGCAAGGCCGCACAGCAGCTGTAGCGCAGCTGCCCGAAACAAGCGACCAGCCGGAAGACAAACCGGCTAAACCGAAACGCCAAAGAACGGCACCCGCTGCCGTCGATGAACCGACACCCGCCGCTGATCCGCAGCCGGCAGTAGAGGAAGCAGCCCCGGAACAGGCGCAACCCGCGCAGCCGGAAGCACCCGCCACTGACGCGCCGAAGCAGTACACCGAGGAAGACATTAGGGCTGCTATGCACAAGACCCGCCAGCGCATAGAGGGTGAAGACTACAAGACTAACACCGATGGCGACCTGTACAAACGCTACCACAAACAATTAACGGCATCGTTTAAAAACATCGCATCTATGTTAGGTGCTGAAAAGCCATCTGCGCTGCCCGCCGATAAGCGCGAAAGTTTTTGCATCCAATGCGAGGAACTGTATATAGACGACAACGGAGAATTACAAGTTAGATTACCTTTTTAATCATGCCCGGACAACACGCACTATTAAGCCCCAGCGCAGCGCACCGATGGATGCACTGCACAGCAGCACCCCGGCTGGAGGCTGACGCGCCCGACAAAGAAACGGACTACGCGTTAGAGGGGACGTTAGCGCACGCATACTGCGCCGCTAAGCTAAAGACGGCATTAGGCCTTAACACCGATGCCGAGCAAGCAGAGATAGCCCAGCTGAAAAGCACCTACCACACAGGCGAGATGGACGAGTACACCGACACCTACAAAGTTATCGTAATGGAAAAGTACAACGCCGCGCGCACTGTAACTAAGGATGCCCAGCTATTGGTAGAAACACGGTTAGACTTTACCGCACACATCCCGGAAGCATTTGGCACAGCCGACGGCTGTATAATCGCTGATGGCTGCTTAGAAATTATAGATTTCAAATATGGTAAAGGTGTTAAGGTGTCTGCCATCGCTAACCCACAAATGATGATCTACGCACTGGGTGCCTACGAAAAATTCAATTTTGAATATAACATAGACCGTGTGCGCATGACGATAGTACAGCCGCGCATCGACAATCTTAGCGAGTATGAGATTAGCGTAGCAGACCTACTGCAATGGGCAAACGATAAGTTAGCACCGGCAGCACAGGAAGCATTTAGCGGTAACGGCAAACAGAACCCCGGCGAGTGGTGCCAATTCTGCAAAGTGAAATGCAGCTGCAAGGCTTTGGCAGAAAAAAGTAGCCACATCGCTAAGACCTACGAAAATGTAAACCTAATCAGCGCCGACCAGATGGCTAAAGAGGTGCTGCCGTGGTTAAGCATCATTAAATCATGGTGTAGCAGCGTAGAAGAATATGCACTGACACAGGCCCTGAACGGTGTAAACTATGAGGGCTACAAAATCGTAGAGGGGCGCAGCATCCGCAAAATCACTGACCCCGCCAAAGTGCGTAACATTCTGATGATACAAGGCTATGCCGAAGATGCCTATATGAAACCCGCCGAACTGCGTACTATCACAGATCTGGAAAAGATTATAGGCAAAAAGAAGTTTGCCGAACTGTGCAAAGACTACATTGACAAGCCACAGGGCAAACCGACATTAGCCCCGGAAAGCGATAAGCGACCCGCATTTAATGCCGCTGCCGAAGACTTTAAGAATATAGAATTATGAACCATATAAAATTTTCAAACAATGATTAAACCTATTGTAAAAGACAACAAGGTAGTATTTGGCCCCTGCCGCCTAAGCTACACCCACGTATTTAGCAAATACGCCCCGGAGGGTAACCCCGAAGATGGTAAGTACATGACTAACGTACTGATCCCGAAGAACGAAAAGGCAACCATTAAGGCCATACAGCAGGCCATCGAAGCCGCCAAGCAGCAAGCCATCGTATCGAAGTGGGGCGGCAAAGAACCTAAGAAACTGGATATGCCGCTGCGCGATGGCGACGAAAAGGACGACGACACCTACGCTGATAAATTCTTTGTGAACGCAAAGAGCAGCACACGCCCCGGCATCGTCGATAAGAACCACGCCCCGATAGTGGACGAAGAAGAATTTTACAGCGGCGTGTGGGCTGTAGTGTCGGTGACATTCTACGGCTACGACGTTAGCGGTAACCGTGGCGTAGCCTGCGGCCTTAACAACCTGATGAAGTTCAAAGACGACGAAAAGTTAGGCGGGCGCGTATCTGCCGATGCCGACTTTGCCGACGTAGAATTAGACGGAGAAGACGACGAAGATTTGTAAACCATCCACTAACCCAGCCGCCTGACGGAGTACAGGCACGGAAACGGCAGGCGGCTATTTAAAACATACCACAATGACAATTTCAGAATATCTGGGCAACGCTATGGCCCAAGTAAAAGACGCATACACACAAGGCTGTGCAAAGCGCGAGGCTAAAAGAAAAGCCGAATATATTAAGGCACTCAAAGAAAGCGCATACATCGACGAAGTGGGCGGCAGCCTGTACATCGTCTGCAATGGCGTAGCAGTGCGTAAAATTAACCCGACAGACAAAGCAGATGCCATCGTTAATAGCCTTAACGACGTGCGCAAATGTGCTTTATCGTATCAAGGTTTAACCGAATAATCTAAGGCACGATGTTAGAATTAGGCATAGACATAGAAACCTACAGCAGCAACGACCTGACGAAATGCGGCGTATATAAGTATGTAGAGGCACCCGACTTTAGGGTATTGCTTTTCTGCTACGCCGTGGACGGTGGCCCGGTGCAGTGTGTAGATTTAGCCAGCGGTGAGCAGCTGCCGGCTGATGTAGCCAATGCCCTAACAGATGCCAATGTGATTAAGACGGCATATAATGCAGCATTTGAGCGCATTTGCCTGACCAAGCATTTAGGACTATCCAAGCCATTAGACCCGGCGCAGTGGCAGTGTACTATGGTGCGCGCTGCACGCATGGGGCTGCCTCTATCACTGGGTCAGTGTGGCGAGGTGCTGAAACTGGAAGACGGAAAAATGAAAGAGGGCAAAGCCCTGATTAGATACTTTTCTGTGCCTAACAGAGCCGGCAAGCGTAACAAGCCCGAAGATGCCCCGGACAAATGGGAAATTTTCAAAAAATACTGCATCCGTGACGTGGAGGTAGAACAGGCTATTTTGGCAAAGGTGCGCCGCCTACAGCCCGCCGTATTCGATGAGCAGCTATATGTAGCCGATCAAGAGATAAACGACAGAGGTGTACTAATAGACCGTACATTTGTCGATAATGCCGCCAGATTTGACGATGAGTATAAAGCGCAGCTATACAAAGAGGCGCAGGAACTAACCGGCATGGAGAACCCTAACAGCCCCGCGCAGATTAAAGAGTATCTGCACAAAGCTACAGGTACGCCCATAGCCTCACTGAATAAGCGCGAATTAGACGACATCGAAAAGAACCTGACCTACTACCCCAAAGCGCAGCGAGTGTTAGCCATCCGCAGGGAAATGGGCAAGACCTCTAACAAGAAGTACGCCGCTATGCAAGAGTGTGTTTGCGCCGATGGACGCATACACGGACTACTGCAATTTTGTGGCGCAGCCCGCACAGGCAGATGGGCAGGCCGTTTGGTGCAAGTTCAGAACCTACCGCAGAACCATTTGGCAAACATCGACGATGCCCGCTATTTGGTTAAAGCCGGTGATTTGGATGAATTTGAACTGAACTACGACAACGTAACACAGGTGCTATCAGAACTGATACGTACTGCCTTTATAGCTAAGGACGGCTGCATATTTCACGTATGCGACTTTTCGGCGATCGAAGCACGTGTAATAGCATGGTTAGCCGGTGAAAGCTGGGTGCTGGATGTTTTCCGTAACGGCGGTGACATCTACTGCGCCACAGCCAGCCAGATGTTTAAGATGCCTGTAGAGAAACACGGACGTAATGCCGACCTAAGACAAAAAGGCAAAATCGCCGTGTTAGCACTGGGCTACGGCGGCGGCATATCAGCATTAGAGGCAATGGGCGGCAAACGTCTGGGCCTATCAGAAGCCGCGGAAAGGGAAATAGTAAGCCTGTGGCGAAATGCTAACCCGCGCATCGTGAAGCTATGGAGCACGATAGAACGCGCTGCCATCGCAGCCATTAAGACCGGGCGCGAAGTGGGCATTAACCGCGGCATAACTGTTAGCTACCGCTGGGGGATGCTGCTAATTACCCTGCCGTCTAAGCGTACCATCTGCTACCCGCGTGCAAGCGTGGGCACCGAGTATGGCGACAGCTGGAGAGGCGACCACGATATTATAGAGTATGAGGGCCTGAACCAGACTACAAAGAAGTGGGAAAAGATACGCACCTATGGCGGCAAACTCACTGAAAATGTAGTGCAGGCTATAGCCCGCGATATTCTGGGCATCGTGATGCTGCGCGCTAAGCGCGAGCAGCTGCCGGTAGTATTCCACGTGCACGACGAAATTATAGTAGAGGCTGAAAGCAGCAGACCTTTGTCTGATGTGGAAGCCCTATTTAGTGAGCCTATAGAATGGTGCCGCGACCTGCCATTAAAAGGCGCGGGATATTCTACACCCTATTACCTGAAAGATTAATAACATAAATAACACAATGCAATGAAAAAGATACTTAGATTTAAGTATGCAGCCATACGCAGATATGGCGCAAAAAGATGGGCAGTAGCCAGTGGCTACATCGAATTTAATATTACCTACGTAGTATCATGTAGTCAGTGCGAAATACTGCCCTGCCATAACGGTAGCTATCCGTTTATCGTGGAACTATCCAACGGCACAAAGTTTTTAGCATACCTCAAAAATACCGGCACGTCTGCGCTGGATGAGGTGCTGAACGAATACGGCGAACTGTACAATATGCAGGCAGAACCCGCCGCAGCAGACTTTTTAAAACTCAATATTAACCGCATAAGCTAATCTGACATGAATAAGGTAGATTTGAAGTTACAATTAGTCAAGGAATTTGGCTACGACCAAAATAAGGAAGCGATAGATTTTTGCCGCGAAGTCTATAAGTTTTTAACCGAAGACGACGAACCGCAGCAGCCGACCACCGCCGCTGATCAGAGCGAAGCAACCCCGGAAACAACACCCGCCGCATTTGTCGATGGCGTATATGTGGTACTGAAAGACGGCAGCAGCGTTAAGCATGAGTACGGCAGACAGTATGCCGACCACATCAAAGGCGACTGTTTAGGTGTCGGTGTAAAACTGGGCAGTAAATCTGTGTTAATCGCCCTGCATGATGAGGCAGACGGCGAGGAAATAACGCTGACCAAAGACAGTAACAAGGCAGTGAACCACGGCCACTACTGCGACAACCGATTAGACGCTGTAGCAGACTGGGACGGCGCGGCAAACACCGACAGACTGAAAGCGGAGGGCCTTAACGACGGTATTAGCCTGATGCCCGGTTACTACATCCCATCTTTGGGAGAATTGGTATTTATATGGCTGCACCTTAAAATGGTTAATGATGCACTGAACGCTGTAGGCGCAGAACCTTTGCAGCGTGATTGGTACTGGAGCAGTACAGAGTGCAGCAGCACGTACGCGTGGTATCTGGGCCTCAGCGGCGGCCGCCGGCAGCTACGGCACTAAGGCCACGTACCAGTTTCGCGTTAGGGCGGTGTCAGCATTTATTAGTTAGTAGTTAATGGTTAATAGTTAATCTTAGAAGCCCGGCGAAAGCCGGGCGACTTTAAAGCTAAGCACTATGGATTACTGCAAATGCTGCTGCGAAAACTGCCTTTTTTATCGCGCGGACGGTGACGATATAGGAACCTGCACTATATCTGACAACATCGTAGAACCGATGCAGGAAGTGTGTAACGACTTTATGCCGTCTGACGATCCCGAAGACGACTAATTAAAAAGTAGTCAAATTATGCCCATCAATTTTAATACAAGCGTTTCGGTCACGGTGTCTGCTGCCGTCTATAAAGCACTAATGCCGAAGTTATACGCCCAGCTGGAAAATGAGGAACGCCCATTTGAAATGCTGATAGCGAAGCCGGAAAAGGGGCTACGTGTAATTACCATCAACACGTTAGCCGAGTATCATAGCTACTACACCAGACTACTGCAAGATAGCATAGGAGGGCTAACAATATGACCCCCGACGCAATTAAGCACGACTGCTTAGTAGAAATAGCAACCGCACACAGCCGCCTATCTAAAAAGTGGAAAAATAAACGCTGGAAGTGGAGCGACTTAGTGAGCCGCTGCGCAGAAACAAAGCGCACAGGCGAAACGGTGGCAGAGTATCTGCGCATGAGCCGCGAAGAACAAAGTAATATTAAGGATGTAGGCGGCTTTGTCGGTGGCTACCTTAGTGGTGGCGTGCGCAAAACCTCTAACGTGATGTACCGCACTGTGGCTACACTGGATATAGACTACGGCACGCCCGACGTATGGGACGACTTTACGGTAGCCTATAACTTTGCCGCGATGCTGTACAGCACGCATAAGCATACTAAAGATAAGCCCCGCTACCGTTTGGTATTTCCACTAAGCCGACAGGTGACACCATCCGAGTATGAGCCACTTTGCCGCCGCATCGCTGCCGAAATAGGTATAGACCTTTTCGACATAACGACCTACCAACTGCCCCGCCTGTTTTATTGGCCATCTACCAGTAAAGACGGTGACTATGTATTTGAGGTGCAAGACGGCCCGATATGTAACGTAGATGCCATCTTAGCAAGCTACATTAATTATAATGATGTATCGGAATGGCCTATAGCCAGTAGAGAGGGTGACGCGGTAGCGCATGAGATACGCAAAGCCGGTGATCCTTTGGAAAAGCCCGGTTTGATAGGTGCTTTTTGCCGTGCCTACAGTATCGAAGACGCTATAGAACATTTCCTAAGCGACGTGTACGAAAAAACAGCGCATGAGGGCCGCTACACCTACCGCAGTGGTAGTGTCGCCGGTGGCTTAGTCTGCTACGATGGTAAATTTGCATACAGCCACCATGAAACAGACCCCGCCAGTATGCAGCTGTGCAATGCCTTTGACCTGTGCCGCATACATCTGTATGGCGTGCACGATGAGGGCACACGCGTAACTGACATAACACGTTTGCCATCCTATATTAAGATGCAGGACTTTGCCGCCAAAGATAAGGCGGTGCGTGTGCTGCTGACTAAGGAACGTAGAGCCGAAGCGGATGCCGACTTTGCCGACATCGAATTAGACGACGCAGACACTGCCGACGATGAGGCTAACACCGAATGGATGGCAGATTTGGAGTACGACCGCAAAGGAGCGATTAAGAGCACTGCTAAAAACATAATGGCTATCTTAGACAACGATAACAAGTTAGCCGGGCATCTGTGGCATGATCTTTTCAGTGGCTTTGATTTGGTCACTGGGGGGCTGCCGTGGGATGCCACAGCAAAGCAGTGGGGAAACCGCGACGATGCTAACCTGCGCATCTATCTGGAGGAAAACTACGGCGTAACAGGCAAAGACAAAATCAAGGACGCTAAAGATGCCATCCTGACCAAACACCGTAAGCACCCCATTAGGGACTATCTTAAAAATCTAAGATGGGACGGAGTGCGCCGACTTGACACCCTGATTATAGATTATATCGGTGCCAAAGACACGCCACTAAATAGGGCTATCACACGTAAGCACTTTGCCGCTGCTGTGGCGCGCGTAATGCGCCCCGGCTGCAAATACGACTACTGCCTAATTATACGCGGTGCCGAGGGCATTGGAAAATCTACACTTTTCAGTGTGATGGGCGGCGAGTGGTTTAATGATAGCCTGACGACCACCGAGGGCAAAGGCGGTATGGAGCAGCTGCGCTGTAGCTGGATAGTGGAGTTAGCCGAGCTATCAAGTATCAAGCGCAGCGATGTGGAGCAGGTTAAAAACTACCTATCACGGCGTGATGATATATACCGCGCTGCCTATGGTACTGTAGTGGAGAAGCACCCGCGCCAATGCGTTTTTTGCGGCACCACGAATGAAGACTATTTCCTGAAAGGCGATACAGGTAACCGCCGTTTCTGGGTAATACAGGCTGATGCCTCACTGCGCACACGCAGCTGCTTTGACGACCTACCCCAATGGCGTGATCAGATTTGGGCAGAGGCGGTGCAAGCGTGGCGCGACGATGAGCCGCTGCACCTACCCACCGAACTTGAAACCGAGGTGCGACAGGTGCAAGCCAGCTGCAACGACGACAGCGACGACCCGATGAAAGGCATGGTAGAATTATTCCTGCAAACCAAACTGCCGGTAGATTGGGATAGCTGGGATTTGCGCCGCCGACGTGCGTACTACAACCAACCCGACCCACTGGAGGAAATAGGCACCGTAGAGCGTGAATATGTGTGCGCTGCGGAGTTTATTTGTGAGCGTCTGCAAAGAGATATGCAGGACAAAGACTATAAGTATTTGGCCCGCCGTATCTGTAAAATTTTAGATGCTTTGAAGTGGGAGCGAATAGGCAGTAAACGCTATGCAACTCTATACGGAGTACAGAAGACGTTTAAACGCCCGGTTACAAATTTGGTTACAGACGACATCTAAAATGAGGTGCTGAAAAATGAAAAATGGCAAAATTCTGTAACTTGTAACCAAATTCCGATTTTGGTTACAAATTTGGTTACAAGGATAAGCCGCTGAAAATCAGTATAATATATATAATGTAACTATGTAACCAAAAATATGGTATTATATTAGTAAATAGAAGTAGTATATAGATTTTATATAAAAAAGTATATATAACTAATTTATAGCATATATATAGGGAAATTGAAGATAGTTACAGTTTTGGTTACAAGCAATGAAAAAGAGCATAGCAAACATAGTAAATCATGCCGAGGTATCGGAAAAATCTATAGAGGCGTATTTAGTGGCCCGCAGCAAAGAACTGGGGCTGCCGTGCCTCAAATATTCTAACCCTAACATGGTGGGCTATCCTGATAGGCTTTTAGTGCTACCGGGCGGCACAGTGGCATGGGTGGAGCTGAAAAGCAAAGGCAAAAAGCCGACTAAAATACAGATGATCCGAGCAGCCGAACTACAGGCGATGGGCCACACCTACTACTGCATCGACAGCAAAGCCGGCATCGACGATTTGTTTAACGAATTAAAAGCAGTTAAGTTATGATATATAAACCCTACGAATATCAGCAGACAGCTACCCGCTGGATAATGGAGCATCCGCGCTGCGGCCTTTTCTTAGATATGGGATTAGGTAAGACCGTATCGACACTGACCGCTATACAGCAGATGATAGACGACTGCGAGATAACACGTACTTTGGTGGTAGCCCCGAAAAAGGTAGCGGAAACGACATGGAGCACAGAGGCTGAAAAGTGGAGCCATCTACAGGGCCTATCAGTGGTTAAGGTGATGGGCACCGAAAAGCAGCGTAACTTAGCGTTAGCTACCAAAGCGGATGTGTATGTTATAGGCCGCGATAGCTTTGTGTGGCTGTGTGGTAAGTATGGCGGTATGCTGCCATTTGACGTGTTAGTGATAGACGAACTGACCAGCTTTAAAAGTTCAAAATCTGAACGCTTTAAAGCGATGAGGCAGGCAGTACCGACGGTGAAACGCGTAATAGGTTTGACCGGCACACCCGCGCCTAATGGCTTGATAGACCTATGGGCGCAGATGTACTGCATCGACATGGGCGCGCGTCTGGGTAAATCAGTAACCAAGTACCGGGAAACTTATTTTGAAACGCATAAATGGAATAACATCGTAGTGCGCTGTGACGTAAAGAAAGGCTGTGATGAGATTATACGGAATAAGATAGCAGATATTTGTCTATCTATGCAAGCTAAAGACTATTTGCAGCTGCCGAACCTTTTAACGCATAATGTGACTATAGACCTGACACCGGCAACGATGGCAGCCTACAGTAAGTTTGAAAAGGAAAAGGTATTAGAGTTTGCCGACGAACACGCGGGCGAACCTGCAAATATCTTAGCTAATTCTGCCGCGGGCCTGATGAATAAGTTAAGCCAGTTTGCCAACGGTGCGATATATGACGACGACCGCAACGTACACGACATCCACAGCGAAAAGTTAGATAAGTTAGCCGAGATCGTAGAAGCCGCCAACGGCAGCAGCGTGTTAGTATTCTACCAGTACAAGCATGATGTTAGCCGCATAACAAAGAAGCTAAAGGGCTACAAGGTGGTAGCCTATGAGGGTGAACAGCAGCTGAAAGACTGGAACGCCGGAAAGATAGACGTACTGTTAGCGCACCCGGCATCTACGGCATACGGTTTGAATATGCAGCAGGGCGGCCACTATATCGTGTGGTTTGGTGTCGGCTGGAACTTAGAACTATACCAGCAAGCTAATGCCAGACTACACCGACAAGGGCAGCAGCACCCGGTAACCGTGTATAAACTGCTGTGCCGTAACACCGTCGATGAGAGAGCAGCAGCCGCACTTGAAAACAAAAAGGGAGTGCAGCAAAGTTTGCTGGATAGCCTAAATTATCTGATCCGAAAACATACCGCTGATGGAAAAACGAAAGCGCATTAACATATCTGTGGATGCAGTGCTGTATGAGAAGCTGCAACGCTATAAAGACCAGTACGGCTTTAAGAATATCTGCGAGTTTAACGTAGCTATGCTTAACGTGTTAGTCACTCACTTAGAAGCGATGGAGTTACTTAACAGCACTGACGACATGGATATAACCAAAGTGTTTGACGATATGGCCGACTACGGACGTGAGCAGCCTAACGTCGAACTGCGAATAAAGAAACGATAAAGTATTTAGAATTATGGCAAAGGATAAAGACTATATCAAGTTAATACACACTGAACGGTGGCTGCTGCTGCGACGTGATACACTGACAGCACACCCACTATGCCAGATGTGTGAGGATGTTGGCTATGTAGTGCCGGCTACCGAGGTGCACCATCGTACCCCGGTAGAGTATGGCGTTAGCTATGCTGACAAAGTAAGGCTGATGTATGACCCTGCTAACCTATGTGCCCTGTGCCACGACTGCCACGTTAAGGTGCATACAGAGATGGGCAGAAGCGGCAAGGAAGCAACGCGCCGACGCAATGCTGAACACGTTGAAAGAATTGTTAAAAAATTTTTTCAATGACGACCGGGGGCCATTTTTTAAAAGGGCGGGTGGCGCCGTTAAACCTCATCCCCACCTTTGTGAGTGCCTAAGTAAAATTTTGAATTTGCGGAACTTTGGAATAAAACGTAAAAAATTGTGAAAATATGGCTAAAAAGGTATCAGATTACAAAAAAGACATCGAAAAAGCACTGAAAGCGGCTAATAGTTATAATAAATCGCTGGATATGCAAATACAGGCGTTAGCCAGTGCTATGCGCACACTGGATTTGGCTAACGACGATATAGACGGCTTAGAATCGACTACGGTACTGGAGTGCACACGCTACGGCAGTAAGCACGCGCCCCATCCTGTGTTTAAGATACAGAAAGACGCGCAGGACAGTGTAACCAGACAGATGAAAGCATTAGGACTGACGGCGGCAGATTTGGCGGGCGAGATTGAAGACGACCCATTAGTAGATCTGACCAAAAAGGTTAAGAACGCCAGCCGGAGAAAACCTAACATAGTACGTAAAGACAGTAAGGAATGACCGAAGAAGAAAAAGACAGACTGCGCGAAGCCAAAGCCGAGGTAACAGAGGAACTGCGACGCATCCGTATAGCCGACTACCATTTAGACGAAGTGGACGACCGGCTAATAACCTACACTACACAGGTAGCGAGGCACCCCGACGCGCACAACCTCTACGAGCAGTTAGCGGTGCGCCGTTTCTTTGCTATGGCAGACAAATACGGCATCAACGCTACCGAGGTGAAACGCTTTGTAGTGCTGTACGAAAACCTGTATTTCCCCGGCAAAAAGGGTATGCAGAAATATAAACTAACGCCTGTGCAGATGTTTCAGTTTGCCAGTATCTACGGCTTTTGGGATGGCCCGCGCCGCGTAGTGCGCGAAGCAGTGCTGTACGTGCCGCGTAAGTTCAGTAAGACGACCAGCAGCGCGGCGTTTGCCATAGATGATTTGCTGTACGGCGATGCCAACGCAGAAAGCTACACAGGTGCTAACAGTAGCGACCAAGCTAAAAAATGCTTTGACGTGATCCGCGGCTGCGTTAAGAAGTTAGACCCGAAAGGCAGACGCTACACGGTGAACGAGCAGACGATTAAGAGCCGCCGCAAAGACCGCACGGCATTTGCCCAGTGTCTGACAGCTAACGCCCGGACTAAAGACGGACTGAACGCCAGCACCGTGATTATGGACGAATTTAGCCAAGCGCGTGATAGTGATTTGCTGACAGTCTTAACTACGTCGATGGGTGTAAGAGAGAACCCGCTAACGGTGATTATTACTACCGCGTCTGATGTATTCGACGGCCCATTTTATGAGATGCTGCAAGGCTACAAAGCGGTGCTGCTGGGCGAGTTTGAAGACGACACGCTATTTGCCCATATCTTTGAACCTGATTTGGACGACCCCGAAGACGACGAAGCGACATGGTACAAAGTGCATCCGCACATGGGCATAACTGTTAGCATAGATTTTTACCGCCGAGAGTACCGCAACGCACTGCGTAATGGCAGTGAGGCTATGTTAGCTTTTCGCACCAAACTGCTGAACCTTTACGCCGAGAATGAGCAGCGCAGCTGGATAAGCAGCACGTTAGCCCGGAGCATTAGCCGACCACTGAACTTAGACGCGATAGTAGGCAGACCCGACGCGATGGTAGCCATCGATCTTAGCGAAAGTGACGACTTTAGCGCAGTGACGATGGGTATGTACAACCCGCAGCAGAAAAGTTTCTTTTTTCATACTGCCTACTTTTTCCCTGAGGGCGCATTAAAAAACCATCCGAACGAAAAGCTATACAGAGTGTGGGTCAGCAAAGGCTATCTGCAATTAACGCACGGTGATGTTATCGACTACCGCACCATCGTAGATTATGTGCTGTATCTGAATAGCCGCGTTAGTATTCTGGGTATCGGCTACGATCCGTGGAAAAGCCAAGAGGTGATTAATATGTTAGCCGCATCCGGCGCAGACAATGTGCTGCGAGGTGTCAAACAGACCTACGGTAATTTCACTGCCCCGGTAGAATCATTTGAGCACGGCGTTAAGACCGGGAAGATACACATAAACGACAACCCGATAAACGCCTACTGCTTTGGCAATGCCGTGTTAGACACCGACAAACTGGAGAACTGCAAGCCCATTAAGCGAAAGCACACCCAGAAAATCGACGGCGTGATAACCAAACTGATGTGCCTACGCCTGTTTATCGACTATGAGCGATAAAGTTAAACAAAGTTAAATATTTTAGCCAATATTCCACAATGTTACAAAGTATGCCGTAATGTTACAAAGTGTGCCCGAAAATGTGGTACCAGAATAGCCCATTTTGCCTGTATAGTAGAAGACAGTAGCAAAATGGGCTTTTTTAACGACATATTCAAACTATTTAAACGCAGCGCGGCAGCGGAGAAAACCACCGGCGTTAGCGTATATTCGCCACGTACCGGCAGCACCTCACTGCTGTACGTGGACGGCGACACTGCGCTAAATGTGGCGACAGTGTACCGCTGCGTGAAGCTGATTAGCGAGAGTGTAGCTAATTTGCCTATGCAGCACATGAGATTAAAAGGCGGGCTTTTCAGACCTAATACCGATAGCCGCCTGCACTATCTGCTGAACGTGCAGCCGGATGATGCCTATAGCGCATTTGATTTTTGGGTGCAGGTAGTACAAAATGTGCTGCTGCACGGTAATGCCTACATCGTGCCCATCTACAGCGCAGCTGCGATGAACATAGACAGGTTAGTAGTCTGCGGTGTCGGCACTGTGAGCCACGACACGTATAACGACCGCTATACGGTTTGCGACACCACCAACGGCGTAACAGGCACATTTGGCGAAGACGAAATAATACACATTAAGGGCCTGACCTTTGACGGCAAAAACGGCGTTAGCGTACTGACCTTTGCCCGCGTTACTTTGGGCATCGCCACTACCGGCGACCGTGAAACGCTTAACAGGTTTGCCAATGGCGGCAACGTGCGCGGCATCGTGAGCAACGACACCAGCGTTAGGGGCTTTGGCGAGTACCAAGATAAGCAGCTGGAGAAGACAGCCGAAAACATTGACGATAGATTTCAGAACGGCGAGCGCATAGTTAGTTTGCCGGGACAGGTGGACTTTAAGCAGATTTCACTAAGCAGCACCGACATGGAATTTTTAAGCAGCCGCAAATTTACGGTGCGCGAAATATGCCGTTTCTTTGGCGTGCATCCGTCTTTTGTTTACGACGACACCAGCAATAACTATAAGTCAGCAGAGATGGCTAACGTGGCGTTTCTTAGTAACACACTTAACCCGCTACTGCGCCGCATAGAGAATGAACTACTACGCAAATTAGTAGAACCATCGCTAAGCGGTAAGTATAAGTTTGAATTTGACCGCAGGGGGCTTTATGCGTGCGATTTGGATAGCCGCATTAAGTACCAAGCGCAGACCATAGCCGCCGGCATTTACACAGTAAATGAATGGCGCGCCAGTGAGAATAAAGAGCCGGTAGCCGGCGGTGATCGTGTGTTAGTATCCGCTAACCTGAAAGCCATTGACGAAGTAACCGACGATAGTAACAGTATTGATAACAACACAACCGAGGGCAACAATGAATAAGAACGAATTAGTTAGACGTACACTGCACACGCCCGGCGCAGATATTCATGTGCGCGAGGGTGCAGACGGAGCGGCAAGCCGAACCATTACAGGCTATGCCATCCTGTTTAATACCGAATCTGCGCCGCTGTGGTCAGATGAGGATAGCGAAGCGCGCGAGATTATAGACCCCGCCGCTATCACTAAAGAACTTTTGGACGGCTGCGACATCAAATTTACGATGTTCCATAACCGCCAGCTGATATTAGCCCGCAGCAAAGAGGGCAGCGGCACACTTAGCTACGCCGTCGATGATAAAGGCGTGCAGTTTGAGTTTGACGCGCCAAACACCGCTGATGGCGATAAGGCATTAGAGTTAGTGCGCCGTGGTGACATCGCCGGCTGTAGCTTTGCATTTACTACACGCTACTGGGATAGCGAATTTGTAGAGCGCACAGCAAAGGTAGTAAACGGTACCACGATGATAACCTACCGTGTGAAGATGGTTACAGGCGTTTACGACATGACATTAGCCGCTGATCCTGCCTACCCGGACACATCCGTAGAGGCACGCGAGTTTGCTAAAGAACTGCGCGAAGCATCGCCGGAGCAGCAGCCTGATGCCAAACAAGTAGAAATAATGCGTGAGCAGGTGCGCGAAATGCGCCGCGCTGCAAAGCATAAATTAGTATAATGTTCAACCCCCTAAAAAGATTTGTATATGCCGAAAAAGACAAATGCAAAAATGAGTGTTCGCGAGATGGTCAGCAAGTACCAAGCGAACTGCGACCGCATTGGCGAGATCGCCGACGCGTGCGAGAGAGAGCAGCGCGGACGTACCGAGGCAGAAACCAAAGAGTACGAAGCACTGGAGCGCGAAAATGACCTTTTGCGTATGCGTATGCAGTCTGCCACTGCGGACTATATGCGTGAGAACCCTAACGCAGCTGCTGACGCTGCCCGCATCATGCGTGAAAACATGGAAGCGGGCCGCCAGACACAAATTTTGTTGGTGCGTGATTTGATGATGGTTAGCGACACAGCTAACAGTGCCGTGGTGCCTTTGAAGATCCAAGACATTTTGGAGCCTTTGACAGAGGGCCTTATTTTGGACAAAGTAGGTTTGCCTTTGCCTACAGGTTTGGCAGGTGACTACGTTTGGCCGACCTACGAAACTGTAGAAGCTACCATCGCCGGCGAGGGTGTAGCCCTGACTGATACAAAAATCAAGTTAGGCAAACTCACTGCATCGCCTCAACGTATTGGCATCGCTATCCCTATCACACGCCAGACTATCAACCAGACCGAAGGTTTGATTGAAACCATCGCCAAAAAGTTAATGCCGCTTAGCATCGCTATGCTGCTTAACAAGATTTTGTTTAGCACCGAGAAAGTAACCAACGCTACCACATTGGTAGGCCCCTTTGTCGGCTTAGCTGGCGATGCCGAAACCATTACACCCGACTTTAAGAGCCTTAACGCTATGAAAGCCGAGGTATTGGAAACAGGCGTAGATGGCGATAACCTTTGCTTTATTATGACAAAGGCACAGAAAGCCATTTTGGAAGCAACCCCGAAAGATAAGGGTAGCGGCATCATGGTATGCGAAAATGACAAGATCGCCGGACTGCCGGTATTTACTACCAACTACATCCGTAAGAAAGACGGTGAAACAGTAACCGAATTTATCGGTTTGGGCGATTGGCGTTATCAACCTATGGGCCTTTTCGGTGACATTTCCTTTGTTATCGACCCCTATAGCCAAGCACGCAAGGATGCTGTAGATTTCGTACTCAACGTGAACTACGGCACTACTACTTTGCGCAGTGAGGCGTTTAAGTTGAAAAAAGTAGCAACTGCTTAACATTGGTAGTGATTATGGCTGTAGTGGATTTGGCATTATTCAAAAAACACGTGCGCGCTGATGATTTCGACAGCGACGATGAGTATTTGCAGCATCTTTTAGATACTGCGGAGGTATCGGTAATAAATGCGACCAACCGGGACGAAGAAGAACTGAAAACCATAGGTAATGGCGCATTTCCTGCACCCATCAAACACGCCGTGATGATGTTAGCAGCACATTGGTATAACCAGCGTGAAAGTGTTAGCAGTGTGCAGATGCACACAGTGCCGGATGCACTGCAAGCCTTAATCAAACCATATCGTAAATTAGTGGACGAATGAGAGCCGGAGAGATGAAATACAAACTGGAACTGCTAAAGCCTGTAAAGACTATTAATAGCTTTGGTGAAACGGAGGCGGGCTATGAAAAGACCGCTACCGTGCACGCCGAGCGTGTAACCTTTACCGGGCGGCGCAGCATGGAGGTGGGAGAAACATTTCCAGACTACAGCGTAAATTTCAACATCCGCGATGCCCACGAAGTAGCCGAGAACTGGAGAGTACGACAGCTGGGCGGCTACCTCTACAGCATAACTAACATTATCCCTAATTTGGATAGAGGCTATGTTACTTTGGTTTGCACACGCGTAAACGAGTAAAGACGATGGCAGACGCTTTGAACTATGACGACGCGAATTTGCGACAGCTATTTGTCGAAATGGAGCCGAAGCGCAGATTACAGGCATTAAAAGGTGCTTTTAGGCGAGAGGCCAACAAGGTACGAAAAACAGCGATTAATAATTTGCGCGGCAGCATCCGTACAGATCGTGACCTGACTAACGGAGTACGTGCCATAGTTTTTAAGAAAGCAGCCGGATTTCGTGTAACGATTGGCACGAAGCGAGCAGGCAAAGCCGGCGGTAAATCGTATGGCTACCATACGAACCGACAGGGACTAAAAAAGCCTGTTTTAATCTGGGCCGAAGAGGGTACGGAACTGCGCCGCACTAAGACCAAAACCAAAGTCTATACCCGCGCCCGCAAAGGTCACAGCACAGGCCGTATGAAACGCTACGGCTTTATGCGTAAGACCCGCGACGATGTACGCGATAGTGTGACTAACGATTTGCACAACGAAGTGATAAATAACGTAGAAAAAATAGCTAAGAAGTATGGCTGTAACTAAGACATCATTAAGCGCGGGCGAAATTATTCGCGCTATCCTGATCAGCGACGAAGACGTAAAGCAGCGCACTAACAAGGTATTCCCGGTAGCCGCCACTGACACAGAAACGCTGCCGTATATCCTGTATAGGCGCAGCAGCATGGTGCCGGTGCCGACCAAAGGCGCGACCAGTGCCGACACAGTACAAATAGAGGTACTTTGCTTTACTGAAAGCTACAGCGCGGGCGTGGAGTTAGCCGAGGCAGTGCGCGGTGCGTTAGACCATCGCCAGTATGAGGGTATGCGCAGCTGCACACTGAACGACAGCGAAGAAGCCTACCAAGATGATGCCTATGTGCAGCAATTAGTGTTTAACGTGAAAATATAAACGAATTATGGAAAGTAACTATATTAATGGTAGTGACCTGCTTTTGAAAGTAGGGGGCAAGGCGATAGGACATTGCACAAGCCACACACTGACATTTAACAGTGAAACTAAAGACCGCGCAGTTAAGCCGGTGGCTACTGCGTCTAAGTCTGCCGGACTTTGGAAAGGCAAAGGCGTTACAGGCCTTAGCATTTCTATTTCGTTTGACGGTTTGCGTTTTTACAACGAAACCGAAAACGGCTTTAGTGAGATTGCAGCCAAGTGGGGCAAAGGTCAGAGCGTAGAGGTAGAAGCCTTTGAGAGAGAGGGCGACGACACACCCTACGTTAAAGGTAATTTCGTTATCGCATCGCTGGAGGAAACCAGCCCTGCACAGGACGATGCAACTTACACAGGATCTTTGGAAAACGACGGCGAGCCTGAAACCTATCCCGGCAGAGAAACTGACGCAGCCTAATGAAACGCATCGAAATAGCAATAAACGGCGAAGCATACCCCTGTAGCCCTACTATGGGGGCTATGCTGCGTTTCAAACAGGAAACAGGCCGAGAAGTAACGGCGATGGACGGTAGTTTTAGCGACCTATGCACCTATCTGTGGTGCTGTGTGGCATCCGCCTGTAAGCGAGAGGGCAAACGATTTGACCTATCACTGATGGACTTTGCCGACAACATTAGCCCCGAAGACATGGCGGCATGGGAAACCAGCATTAGAGCCAACACCCAAGCAGCAGACGACACCGCAGAAAAAAAAAGCCTGTAGGTATCACGGAACTGTTAGGCATGGCGATGGGCTGCATAGGCCTGACGTTTGACGACTTTTGTAACAGTACCTTTGAAGAATTTGAGGCCATTAGTAAAGCATGGTCAGATATGCGCGAAGCGACAGAAAAAGGCGACTGGGAGCGTATGCGACTGTTAGCAGCTATCTGCATACAGCCGCACGTTAAAAAGAAAATCACGCCACAGGCTTTAGTACCTCTACCGTGGGACAATGGAAAACGAAAACAGAAAGCAGCGGGCAAAGCACAGCCGACAGCTGCCGAGTGTAAGCAACGATTTGAAAAATTAGTGCATCGCACAGATGCCAATAAATAAACGTAACAACGATGGCAGGAAAAAGCACAATTTCAATCACATTTAAGCTGGATGGCGACGGCAAAGGCTTTAAGGACTTAGCCAAAGATGCCGACGGCTTGAAGCAAGTTATGACATCTGTAATATCGGAGGCTGAAAAGCTAAATACCAGTGCCATTAACTTTGCAGCCATCGCTACAGGCATCGACCAAGTACAAAGCAGTGTGCAGCAGCTGTACAGTGCTTTTAAAGGTTTGACGGATGCACACGCAGCGCAGATAGAGGCTGAAACCAAGTTAGCCACTAATATGCGCAACACGATGAGCGCGCGCGATGAGGATATACAGAGCATTAAAGACCTGTGCAGCGCGCAGCAGGAATTAGGCGTTATCGGTGACGAAGTGCAGTTAGCCGGTGCGCAGGAGTTAGCGACCTACCTAACCCAAAAATCTACACTTGAAACATTAATACCTGTACTTAACGACATGGTGGCACAGCAGTACGGTTTGAACGCGACACAGGAGAGTGCCGCGCAGATCGCTACGATGCTGGGCAAAGTAATGGACGGCCAAGTAAACGCACTTAGCCGCTATGGTTACAAATTCGATGAGGCGCAGGAAAAGATACTGAAATTTGGCGACGAATCACAGCGCGCTGCCACCTTAGCCGAAGTTATTGAAAGTTCAGTAGGCGGCATGAATGAGGCATTAGCGCAGACTGACGACGGCAAATTAAAGCAGCTGGAAAATACATTAGGTGATGTTAAGGAGCAGTTAGGCGGTTTGGTACAGGGTGCTATGCCTATCTTAACCATCGCGGCTAATACTACCATCGCACTTAGCGGTGTCGTAAAATTGGTGATGGGCGTTAAGACTGCTACAGCTGCTGTGTCGGCGTGGGCGACCAAAGGCAAACTGCTTAACATAGTGCTGCGTCTATCCGGGCTTAACGCTACCAAAGCAGCGCAGGCTACTAACATACTCACTGCATCTAACCGAGGTGCGGCAGCGTCTGCCATCGCACTTAAATTAGCTATCCGTGGTTTATTGGTGGCTACAGGTGTCGGTGCTGCTATTACTGCCCTGACAATGGCGTTAGAGTATTTTATGAACGCATCCGACGAGGCAGCCCAGAGCACTAACAAACTGTTAGACGCTAATGAGAGAGCCAAACGCGATGCCGAGAGTGCAGAGGAACTGCACAAAGCCGAAACATCCGCACTGGAGGGCACACGCGCTGCACTGGAAATAAACATAGCTACCCTGAAAGATTTCCACGGCACCAAGCAGCAGGAAAAGAAAATAGTAGATGAAATGAATAGTACCTACGGCGAAACTATGGGATATTTTAATAGCGTAGCTGATTGGTACAATGCCCTAATATCTAACAGTGAGGCATACTGCCGCCAGATGATTATAGAGGCGCGCACCCGCACTTTGGCTAATCAGATAGCAGCCAAAGAGCAGGAAAACTACGAACTGACCCACAACGAAGACGGCAGCACTAAGAAGTACAGCAAAAAACGTGAAACGCGCGACGTGTATAAGAGTGCCGACGGTTGGGGCAGCTACAAGACTACCGAAGAAGTAGTAGGTAGTAGCGATGCCGAAAAAGCACAGGCAGCCTATAACAGTAATATGGCATCTATTAAGGCCCTGAAAACTGAAATGCAAGGTGCTATAGAGGACGCTAACAAACTAACATTTGCCGTGCGTGGCAGCAGCACTGCCCCGACTACCACCACAACGAAAGGCGGTGGCAGTAGTAGCAGTGCAGCCAAAGAGAAAACGCGCCTGCAAGAACTTAATGATTTGGTTAATAAAGCCAAAGACGACTACGTTAGTGCCGGCGAAGAAGAGCGTACCACCATCGCACAGAATATAGCCGCGTGGAATAACGAAATAGATGTTATCAAGCAGCTGCAAGCAGAAGCAGAACGCCCCGCCAAACTTAGTAGCTTTGACGACATCGACAAAGAGATTAGCTACCAGCAGATGCTACGCCGCGGTGCTAACGATGAGCAGTTAGCCGGCATCGACAAAGAGATAGAACGACTGACCGCACTACGTAAGCAGCGCGAATTAGCCGCACATACGCCTGTGGCTACTGACCAGATAGAAACCTATGAGCAGCTGAATACCGAGTTAGAGTATTACACGCAGAAACTATCTACCGCCACAGCTACCGAGCGCACCGAAATACAAAAACAGATTAACGCGCTGAATGACCTAAAATCAGCATGGGACGACGTGTTAGCCGAACTGAAAAAGCCCGGCGATATATCGACACTAAACACCATCGCGGATTTAGACGACGCGATTAGCTATTATCAGCAGCTGCAAAAAAAGCAGAGTGCAGACGAAGTGCAGAACACGCAGAAAACCATCGACGCGCTGAACGCTAAGCGCGATGCCCTACAGCGAGGTATCGAACTGCCCAGTATGCAAAAAGAGATCGACGAAGTAAACGCCCTGACAGGTCACGACTACAAAGTTAAGATTAAGGGCATGGGCTTTGACGAACTGACCGAAAAGATTAACGCCCTGAATCGGATGTTAGCCGACACCGAGAACCCGGTAACAGACGACCAACGTAAAGACATCGAAAGGATGATCAGCACGTATGAGCAGTGGCGCAAAACAAGTGTGCGCACCTTTGACACCTTTAAGACCGGCTACAGTGGTATTAAAGGCATGGGTGATGGCGTGCAAAGCATTACTGACGCACTGGAGGGTAACGGCAACGCATGGCAGAAAGTTACAGGCATCATAGATGGCTTTTTACAGCTGTATGAGGGCATCCAGACTGTGGTAGCTATAATTAATATGCTGACGGCAGCAAGCGCAGCACACGCAGCTACAAAGGGTGTAGAAGCAGGCGCAGAAACAACCGAAGCAGGCGTGCGCGAAGCAGCCACGACAGCTAACGTAGGTGCCAGTGCCGTACAGATAGCAGCCAACAAACTTGAAACAGCCAGCTGGACGGAGTTAGCAGCAGCCGAATATATGGCGGCACACGCCTATATACCGTTTGCCGGCTTTGGCATCGCTGCCGGCTTTACCGCAGCTATGGAGGCTATGGTAATAGCAGCAGGCATACCGATGTATGCGGATGGCGGTATAGCCTACGGCCCTACGCTGGGTATCTTTGGTGAGTACGCGGGCGCAGCTAATAACCCGGAAGTGGTAGCCCCACTTGACAAACTGCGTAATATGCTGGAGCCTGCGGGCGGCATCGCCAGCGGCAAAGTAGAATTTGAGATAGACGGCAGGGTACTGCGCGGCGTATTGAAAAAAGTAGAAAACCTATCTAATCGCAGCTGATATGAGTAAATACAAACGATATACAGGTAGCTTTGTTAGCCGACTGGGTGTAACATGGCGTGTAGATATTATGCAAGAGGCTGACGAAGCATTTGCAAGTATCGGTACGCTGACGTTTGAAGCCGAGGAAGCATTAGTAATAGAGTGGCAGCGCGTCGATAAGGAAGATGTTATTTGCGGCAGCACCGCCACTATTAACATCGAAAGCCCCGGCGACCGCACCTATGAAGACCTTTACACCATCGTACCCGGTAACATCCGCATGGACGTGTACCGCGATGGGCTACTGTACTGGAGCGGCGCGTTAGATCCTGAATTTTATGAGGAACCCTACGAGCGTGCAGCGCGCTATGTGGTTAGCCTGACGTTTAGCGATTTCGGTATATTAGACCGACTGAAATATGACCTTAGCGGTATGCAGTCACTGCGCGGCATCATAGCCTATGCAGTGCAGCGTGCCGACATCCTGCATACCACCATTAGCACTGCGTATGTATCGACTACGCAGACCGATGGCAGCAGCGTGATAGGTGTAGCGGCTGACACTAACGGTTTGGCCGTGCGGTCAGAGAATTTTTACGACGAAGACGGCATAGCCTCAACACTCTACGAAGTGTTAGAGGGCATTTTACAACCGTTAGCCATCCGCATGATACAGCGTGCAGGTACTATCTACCTCTACGACATTAACGGCCTCTACAGCCGCGCATCCGCACAGGCTATAGAATGGGACGGCGACAGCCAGACGATGGGCGTAGATAAGGTAGCTAATAATATCGTCGTATCGTTTAGCCCCTACGCCAGTGCGGAGGTGCTTAGCGATGATTTGGAGTATGGCGGCAAATACGATGTAGAGCATAAGAACCTACCGAGCGATGCACCAAGCACTACCGCCGAGTATGGCGAGTATTACAGCTACTACCCCGACTATAGCGATGATACTAAGCAGGGCAGCGACTGGGACTATAACCTAATCGACTTTACTATATTCTTGCATAGCAAAGCCGAGGGGCTTAAAAGCATTGGTGCAGGCTGCAAGTATTTCCACATCCTGCCGGTAGTGGGCGGCGCATCCGAGGCTACAGGCGTGGCGTATGCTTTTCGCACAGGCGGGCATGGCGCGCTAACGACCGGGTGGCCGAAATGGAAATGCCACAGCAGCATACCGCACGGCGGCACCGCCGAAGTGCTGACGACTAACCGCACCTATATGCCGAAGCTAAGCAGCGACAACGCGGGCAAATACCGTGTGCGTCTGACACAGGAAGTGTGCATAGATGCCCGCTATAACCCATTTAGCGGCAGCACCGAGGGTAACGAAGAAAGCAACGACGAAAAGTTAGTTAAGGTATGCAGCGCATTTGTCTTTATCCCTGCGCAGGTGACTTTGTATGATAACGACGGCAAAGCACTGTACCACTATAGCAACAAGAAAAACGCTACAGGCGCAGTTAAGGGCCATTTGGGATATGCTAAAGGCGAATGGGTAGCGGGCGCAGATCCGGGCGGTGATTGTTGGTTAGAATACTACAACCCCGACGACCTACAGGAAGATGCAGGCATTAGAGGCTGGACGGCAAACCGCCACTGTATCGGCAGACCTGACGGCAAAGGCGGGCGCATGAAGCCTGTAATATTCAAGTCTTTTAAGCAGATGGCAGACGGTGAGTATATGCCGTACCCGCCGTGTGCAGGCTATTTGGAAGTTAAGATTTGCGCCGGTATCAACGGCTACGACTACGGCCAAAAAGTAGATAAATGCGAGTTTGGCAGCACTGAAAGCCAGTGGGACAATAAGGATATTTATTCAATCCTTAGATGGTGCTTATATAAAGCCCCAAAGGTAGAGGTAGTTAATAATAACTTAGTGTTTGACACTGCCGAACTTGACGACATAGAGTATAGCGGCTATATCAACAAAGCCGCCAAAGAAGAACTAAGCATAGATACCGTCTGCGGCACGGCTACCGTGTGCCCGACAGCCAAAGGCGCGTATTATGTGAACCAGACAGGCGAGCAGCTGCAAGAGGTGACGCGCGCGGGCAGAACTGACGCAGCCGAAAAACTATTTATCGGCAGCATCTATAGCCAGTACGCTGAACGTAAGACTACGTTAAGTGGTGAAGCCATCATAGACGGTGGGCTGCACTACTACACCGAGCAGAACCAAGACAGCAAACGCTTTATGCTGATGAGCGACGCGCAGGACATAATAACAGACTGCACGGATGCCGAATACTGCGAGATACGCCCGGATGAGTACGACGAAATAGAGGAGGTAAGCTAATATGGATAAGCAATTTTACACAGAGGTAAACCACCGCACACCGAGGGCGCGCAGTAAGAGGCTGCGCGAACAAGGTATAGGCACTACCAGCAGCGCAGCTGTAGTGGTCAGTGCTGCGGGCGGTACTATCACGGAGAGCAGCACAGGCGATGGGCACACCCACGCTAATAAAGCATCTTTGGATGAGATAACCACCGGGCTTAATTACTACCTCTATCTGACACAGACGTTAGAAGTAGCCGATGAAAACGGCGAAACGGAAACCACCACGACGACCGAAAAGGTTAAAGCCGGCTACGCTGATATGGCCTATGACCTAAGCGAAGACAGCCCGGTACGTGAGCAGTTTTTATCACGCGTGGCAGACGACATAGCAGCAGGGCATATCACATTTGAACAGGGCCTGACGGCTATAGGCTTAGCCTACTTTAAAGGCGGTGCCCAGTTTGGTGAGTTTATTAAATCGCTTTACGCGGGCAAAGGTGCGGGCATCGACGCTGACGGTAACGCCGAGTTTGAAACGGTGCGCGTGCGCAGCTACTTTGAAGCGATGGAGTACATAGTTAATAGACTATCTGCCATAGAGGGCGACCAACTATTAACCGAGGGTGACACCATCGACAGCATAGATGATTTGGGCGATAACTGCTATGGGCTGCATCTTAAATCTAAATGGGATGGGTACTTTACAGCGCAGGTACAAAACAACGTGCTAAAAGGTATCGTAAACACCCTGACAGCAGGCAGCGGGCTGTATTACACATCATGGATGAGAGTAAACAGCGTAAACACTGCTAACAACTACATCGAAGTAACGCTGTACCCTGATGATGAAGTGCCGAGCGGTAAGAACTACCCGCCGTGTGAACTGATGAAATTTGCGCGCTGGGGCAACCAGACCGACACCACGCGGCAAAAGTGCATCTACCTATCAAGCACCGAGGGCAGGATAGTTAAGTTAGTGGGTGTAACTAAGCCCATCATAGATAAGACTAACTACGGCGCAGTGCTGGGCGAGATGCCCGAATTTTTAGCCGAAATGGATTTGCCCATTAAAGACGGATGGGACTATATGTATGTGCCCGGCATCATTACTACCGACATCATACGCATAGACTATCAAGGTAAGCCGATAGCTACCTACGTCGATAGGGGGCAGTGGGATGCAGCAGCCACATACTACTGCTATGCCCGCAACGAGGAAACAGGCGAGTATGAAGTTAGCGACGTTTGGTATAACGGCTGTAAGTATCGCTGCCAGAAAACAGGCACGACCACTGCGCCGGCATGGAATAACACCGACTGGGCGATGATAGAGGGCAACCCCGAATTTACGGTAGAGTTTGCCGACACTGATATACTATTTGACCCCGATAGATTTGATCTAACGCTGACCATCATAGCCAAACTGTATAACATCGACATAACAGCCGACATCTTAGATGCTGATGTTATGTGGACGCGCTACAGCGAGGATGCCAGCGGCATAGAGCGCGTAGCATCTGATAATGCGTGGGCACTGAAACGCGCGGGCGCAGGTAAAAGCCTGCATCTGACGACAGACGACGTAGATTTTAACGGCTACGTGCCAAAGACACTGCGCTACACCGCTACCGTAACACTGCGTGACGGCATGGGTAATGAGGCAGCCACAGATAGTATAAGTTTTGAATATTAAAGCAGCAGCGATATATGAAAACGAAAAGATTTGATTTCAACTTTAGACCGCTACAGATAAACATTAGTTTGGCTGTAGATGGCAGTGTGCCCGACCGCCAAAACTACGATGCCGAGGCAGCCGAGTACACGCCAGATTATACCATTACACCGCTGATTATACAGCCGATAGTTAGCATACTGGATAAAGACGAGATGCTACAGGCAGGGCGCGTTAATGCCAAGTTAGCTAACATCAAATGGTACGAAGTGATTAGCGGCGCATCGACGCTGATAGAAACGACTAACAGCAGCTACGAAATTACCACGACAGGCAATAATGCCGGACGTATCAAGGTAAAGCGTAATGCGCAGGAAAAAGTGCCTATCACGTTAGTATTTACCGCCGAGTATGTAGATAGCCGCACCAGTCAGATATATAGCGTGCGTGACAGCTATCTAATACTGTGCAGTAACTCTACAGCTGCGCAGCCTATATTACTACTGGATGCCGCCGATCAGACCATATACAACCCGCTGACCGACCCCGACAGCCAGACAGTAACAGCCAGTCTGCGTATCGGTGATGCCGAGTGTGCAGCGTCTAAGCGCACATTTGTATGGGAGAAATACCGCGAAGACACTAAGACGTGGACGACGGTAGGCAGTGATGAAACAGCCGACTATGACGTTAAGGTTAGCGACGACACCACGGCAGCGGTAGTAAACCGTAAACTGATGGGCACCGAACTATACCTGCGCTGCCGCGCTAAGTATGTGAGTGCCGGCGATGCTACCACGGCAGAACTAACCGACGCATCGCCCTGTAAGGTAGTGGCATTTGTGCGCCGCATCCCTAAGTATGAATTTGACTACAGCACGCCTACTAACATACCCGCAGGGCTGATGTATATCTACCCGGAAGTCAAGGTATGGGGCACTAATGGCACCATCGCTGACCCCGATAAAGTGCTGCTGCCTCTATGGTACATGGCGACCAACAAAGCCAGCGGGTCACTAAGCTACACACAGGTAGCCCACGGCATCGCACCGGCAATACCCACCACGCTAATTAGCAATACGCTGGGCGGCGTAATGGGCTTAGACATGATAGACCCCGGCCCCGCGTGTGCCATCCAAGACGGTGACGGTAATTTAATTGTGGATGGCGACGGCAATTTAATTTTGATTAACTAACAAATACCTAAAAGTATGGCAAGGTACATTAAAGCAAACCGCAAAGTAGCGGAGTTTTTGAAACTCGAAAACGACCGCAACACACTGAAAGATGGTAACTATTTGTTATGGCAGGGCGATATGTTAGCCTTTGGCCCACTCACAGCACTGCCCGAAACTTTGGCGCAAATTGGCGGCATCGCACTGCAACCGCATGAGGCGAAAGAAGAACAGGACGGCACCACCTGCCGCGCACTGCCTACCGCCACAGATGCACGCTTTGTTATCGCATCAACTACTGACGCTGACACCGACACCGACAGCGCGGTAGAGGAAGAACCCACCGAGGAAGCAGCAGCCGCAGAACCTGAACCCGAAGCCGATGAGGTGGCGGGCGATGATCCGCAGAACGAAGACCCCGGAACTACCGCCGCTGATGAGGCAGCCGACACTAACGAAGTAGAAGAAAAGGAGGCATAATATGAGTAGCGCAAGTACCACCAGACAAATTAAATTTTTGTCTAAAGCCGGCACATACATGGCTGTGATTAATAGCCCCAGTGGTGACCTCTACCAAGAGTATGAGGGCACGACTAACGACGTAACAGCCATCTATCCTAATTTCGCTGAACTGAAACCTATCCTGTATTTCGTGTGCAGCAGCAGCCGCGTAGCCGAGGGTGTAGCCACGCCCGACGCTGTGGCCTACTATTTCAACGGCACACAGATAACCTTTAGCGGAGATACCTCTACAGGCACGTATGCGGGCTTATTTAAGAAGATTTCGCCCAGCGGTGATAACTTGTATTATGGGCTGCAAATATTGGCTGACATCGCAAAAATCGCGGGCTATGCGCCTGCCGTAATTAAGATGGTAGCCACTATCAGCTACGGCACACAGTCAGACCAGATACAGGCAAGCTACACCATCCCTATACAGCAAGCTACCGGCACATCCTACCGTGTCAGCATCATAGCAGGCGACAGCAAAAACTTTGTGATTAACGCGAAGAACGGCAGCTGCGTATTAAAGGCTATGGCATACCAAAGTGGCGTAGCACTCACTAATGATTTAACCTATCAGTGGGAAAAGATGGGTAGCACTGGGTGGGTAACTATCAGCGGTGCGACTGCCCAGACTATCACGGTAGCCGAAAGCGATATAGACGCATACGGCGAATATCGCGTAACAGTCTATAGAGGTGGTACCGAGATAGGCAAAGACATACAGGGCGTGATGGACGTTAGCGACCCATTGGATATAGATCCACACCCAGACCCCGAAGACGAAACGATAACCGAGGACACCAGCGGTAATGGGTCAGTGACCTACACCCCGGTAGTGGTGACGCGCGGCACCTCTACTAAGGCGTTAGACACCCTGTTTTATTTCGTCGTAAAGGATGCCGCAGGTGTCTATCTGAATAGCGACCGCACCACTGCTAAGAGCAGCTGCACTGTAACACGCAGTCAATGCCAGCAAGCAGGCGGCGACGTGTCGATAACTATAACCGCAGTAGATTAAGAGTATGGGAGTATCAGTTACAAGACGTGTTAGCTATATAAAGAAAGGTGATGCCGGCTGTAGTGTTATCGTGGCTGACACCACCACACGTAGCTACACATACGCGCAGTGGCAAACCTACGGTACTAAGGGGCGTGTAGATAGCTGGACTGACATAGCCAATGCCGCCAGTATGAAAGCGGGCGACACGATGATTATACCGGGCGTTTGCACGGATCGTAATAACTACGCAGCCCAGCTGTACACTACTGTTAGTTCAGTTAGTGGCACCACCGTAGTAGCCACTGCCATTAACGTAATTATCAGTGGTAAGGATGGCGACAAAGGCGCGACAGGTGCAGTGCTGCGCGGCCCGCAGGCGTGGGCAGACTGCGCCGACAGCTACCAATTCTACGCAGGTGGCGAGGGCGAGCAGTGGAAAGATGTAGTGCTTTATAATGGCAATTACTACAGCTGCATAAAGACGCACACCAAGAACACTAACGCCTACCCCGGCAGCGCAGCTGACATTAACACCCATCTGTGGCAGTTAGGTGATAGCATCGAATTGGTGGCGACAAAGATACTGTTAGCTACCTACGCGTTAGTGGAGAATTTAGGCGTTACAGCCATCGACATGAAAGACAGTGACGGTAACGTAGTATTCCAAGCTAAAGACGGCGCAGTAACCTGTAAAGCCGGTACATTTGACGGCATTACAGTGCAAAATGCAACGATAGGCAGCGGCACTATAGCGGGCTTTAAAATCAGCGGTGATGGGCTGACTAACGACCCATTTACTAACGATGCCTATATAATTTTCCGCAACGATGCCCGCGGCGCGTTTGCCGGTATCGGCGGTAACATACTGCCCGCTACCAGTGGCGCGCGTGGCGTAGCCCGATTTGAAAATAAAGACACATCCGACCATTACGGTTTGGGCGTGAACTATGCAGCGATATTAGCCGCACAGGGTATGCGCACTAACCACGCGCTGCACATCGACGGAGGCGATATTACAGGCTTTGCGATGGCTAACACCCTGATAGATGTTAGCAGCACTACGACTAAGACGCTGGGCAGAACCGACTACAACGTAATAGCCATAGGCACAGGCGACCTGACGCTAACGCTGCCGACTATGCAGCTGTACGACGACGGCCACGTAATACGCATCAAACGACTGGGCACCGGCGCGCTAAAATTACAGCTGGGCTACTGCTATACGTACAACGGCACGGCATCGCGATATACTAAGCCATGTTTAATCTACGACCGTAACAGCACGCTTAGCGGCACAGATACGGTGGAGTTTAGCAGCCAGTGTGACGCGATGGAGTTAGTATGGTGCCGCGACATCATACGCACCGTAGGCAGCAGCACATACTACGGCGCGTGGGTGCAGTACAAACTACCGAGAGATTGGTAATAGAATTATGAACTATAAATAACAGATTTATGGCAACAAAGCAAGTTAAAAACCTATCCGCACAGACTACCACCACAACGGTAGCCAGCGGTGAAAAATTGGTTAAGGTGAACGACAGCAACGTAACCACACTGATTACAGCCGACAACCTGAAAGCGGCTATGCTGGGCGGGCTTAACCTCAACGCATTGGAAGACGGTGTATTTATTATGTACCACCGCAAAAGTGATAATTTCCCACTGATGGTTAAGCCTCACAAGTGGGCAAGCCTACAGACCAGTGGCGAGATCGCCGACGGCGTAGTAGTCTGCGAGGGCGGCAAACTGTTAGTGGTGGCACCCACAGAAACTGCAGGCTACTGGGGCAGTGCTAATGTTAGCGGCGGTGGCGTAACGACTACTGACCGTGTGACCGCGTACAGCGACTGGGCGGGTAAGGCAAACACCGCCGCACAAATTACGCACGATGAGTTAAGCGGCGCAGCCTACGCACCCGGTTACTGCAACAACTACAGCCGCGAAAACGCTAACGGCAAAGGCCTGACAGCGGGTAAATGGTGGCTGCCATCGCTGGGCGAACTGTTTATGATCTACAGCAATATGCTGAAGATTAACTACGCACTTAGCCTGATTAGCGGCGCTACACAGTTAGCTGAAACGGCATACTGGAGCAGTACAGAGTACAGCAGCGCGGGCGCGTGGCTTCTGGGCCTCTACTACGGCGACACCGGCGGCATCACTAAGGCCACGAGCCAGTTTCGCGTTAGGGCGGTGTCAGCATTTATTAGTTAATAGTTAGTAGTTAATTTTTAAACTTAAAAGGTGCGGCGAAAGCCGCACCATATCAATGCACTAAGGATGGATAGAATCAAACTTGTATCTAACACGCGCATCTATCTGGATGCCCGCAGACTGTTAGATGAAATACTGGATATAACGGTTAATTTTCCGCGTAACTATAAGTACACTATAGGCAGCAAGATGCACGAAATAGGCGTAGAACTATTACAGCACATCGCAGCAGCCTATATGAACAAAGACCGCGAAGCCCGCATACAGTATCTGATTAATTTTCAGACCACGTTTGAAACTCTAAAAACCTTAGTACGCATCGCTGGAGAAAGACAATGGATAAAAGGAAAAGGGCGGCACGCACATATCATTGAACTGATGGACGCGATAGGCAAACAGGCGACAGCATGGAAAAACTCACTAATTAAAGCCAGTGAGTAAATGCCGGAATCGGAAAGTTACGACTAACCGAGTGAGCAAGTTTTCCGTAATAAATGGGCCGTGTACCTACATTTTAGGTTAAGAACAAGATAATACGGCACAGATTAGCGACCTACAGAGTACAGCAGCACGAACGCGTGGAATCTGAACCTCAACAACGGCAACACCAACAACAACACTAAGGCCACGAACCAGAATCGCGTTAGGGCGGTGTCAGCACTTTTTACGGAAGCAGAAGACTATTTTATAAACTAAAATAAATTAATTGCTAAATGGTATATACGGACGATATGTTACAGGCGTATTATGACTGCCGCAGAAACAAGCGGAGAACAGCCAGCGCAGTAGTGTATGAGATGGACTACGAAAGTAGGCTGATAGCCCTACGTGGCCGTATCAACACCCGGACATACGCGCCCGGAAAATCTATTTGCTTTGTCGTATCGCGACCACGGTACAGAGAGGTGTTTGCCGCCTCTTTTGAAGACCGCATCGTACACCACTATATGGCTATACGATTAGAGCCGCTTTTTGAAGAAGTATTTAGCCCGCGTACATTTAACTGCCGAAAAGGTAAAGGGCAGCTGTATGGCATCAATATGCTGCGTAATGACATCATAGAGTGCAGCCAGCATTACACCGCCAGCTGCTGGATAATGAAGTTAGACCTATCCGGCTTTTTTATGAGTATCGACAAGCAGCTGCTATCTGGACTGCTGGACGACTTTATAGTTAAGAACTACAAGGGCGAAGACATAGAGGATTTGCGCTACGTCTGCCGCGTAGTAATACTGCATAGCCCGGAGAAAAACTGTGAGCGACACAGCCCTATAGATATGTGGCAGCACCTACCGGCGAATAAATCATTATTCACTAACGGAGAGGGCAAAGGCGTAGCGATTGGTAATTTGTTTGCCCAGCTATTTGCTAATTTCCTGCTTAATATTCTGGATTGGTATTTAGAAGAATTAGGCATAAAGTATCACGGCAGATACGTGGATGATTTTTACTGCATCCACGCCGATAAAGCGGTACTGCTTAACGCCGTGCCGAAGATCCGGGCGAAGTTAGCCGAACTGGGACTGAAACTAAATGCTAAAAAATTCTACCTACAACACTACACAAAGGGCGTGGAGTTTACAGGCGCAGTAGTCAAACCCTACCGCACCTATACCTGTAACCGCAGTGTGGCTAATTTCATAGCCGCCGTGCGGCGACTGAACCGCGCGCAGTGCATAGAGCAGGTAGAGCCGATAGTTAGCAGCCTTAACGCCTATCTGGGACTGATGAGGCATAGTAACAGCTATGCCATACGGCGCAGAGTGCTTAGCATGATAGATAAGCGGCTATATGAGTACATCTACATTAAAGGACGGTTTGAAGTAGTAGCCATCAAAGCCAAGTACAAGCGGCAAAATGTGCTATATAAACGTATTAGAGATGGAGATTATTAACGACGAACGGCAGCCGGAAGTATCGCTGCAAATGGAAGTGCTTAATATGAAACTGCTACACCTACTGGAAACGTCCTATGATATAATAGTGCAGCAGGATAAGGAAAACAAAGTTATAACAGTAGAACTATATGCAAGAAATAGACATACAGCAGACCACAGAGTTAGCTAAAGGTATCACGGACTACGGCATGATGGCAGTAGCCGCAGCGTTTTTTCTAATACTCACATTTTTGCTTTGGGTAGCCTGTTTTAAATGGTTTAAAAAAATCATTAACGACATGGTAACAAGCCACGGCAAGACGATGGGCGCGCTGCTGACCGAAACACGTAAGCAGAACGATATGCTAACCGACATATCGGAGAGCCTAAGACCTGAAACGCAGCTGCGCATAAAAAACACCTCTAATACCTACTTTGATTTGGCGGTAGAGCGTGTTTGCCGCATCATAAAACGAGTGCGAGAGGAAAACCACATAGCCGACAAGGAAGCGACCGACAAAAAGATTAGATCGCTGCTGCTGAATATGCACGACGACCGTAACACACGGTTTGACTGCTACACCTACCGAGGTAAGCGCATAAGCAGCTACACTGCCCCGGAGTGGGTGGACTGGGTGGAGGAAGTAGTAATTAAAGAAGTGTACGAAACCCAGCCAAACGCTAACCGTGAGTACACCAACGTACAGGCGGTATATGAGAGGATAAAGTTAGATTTTTACCACCGATTAAACAAATAAAGGAAATGGCAGATATTAGCATTTTAGCCCCATTCATACTAAGCTATGAGGGTGGCTTTGTGAATAGCAAAATCGACAGAGGCGGTGCCACTAACAAGGGCGTGACTATAGCCACATGGCGACAGGTAGGCTACGACAAAGACGGCGACGGCGATATAGATGTAGATGATCTGCGGCTGATCAGCGACGAGGACGCAATTAACAGAGTGATGAAACCCCACTTTTGGGATCGCTGGAAAGCCGACCAGATTAATAGCCAAAGCATCGCTAACACTTTGGTAGATTGGGTATGGGCCAGCGGTGCCAACGGCATTAAGATACCGCAGCAGATGTTAGGCGTAACGGTGGATGGGTCAGTAGGCCCGAAGACGTTAGCCGCACTTAACGCCCAGAACCCGCGCACCTTTTTTGCTAAGCTACAGGAACGCCGCCGCCAGTTTATCGAAAATGTGATAAAGGCACACCCGGAGCAAGTAGCACACCGTAAAGGATGGCTGCGCCGTCTTAACTCTATAGAATATGGGCAGCTGACCTACAACGTAACGAAAGATGCAGTACATAAATTTACCGATATATGAGAAACTTAGTTATAATGCTAATGGCTGTGCTACTGTACAGCTGTAGCACCAGTAAAAAGGCTGTGGCCACAGAGAGCAGCGCAGTAGTGGCGACCACTGACACTACTAAGGTAGTAACCGACCACACCGGTAAGGTAGTAACGACTGCTGACACCACCAAGACGGTTAGCAGCGTCGATGCCTCTACTACCATCGAATTTACAGAGGCGGGCGGCACTGTTAGCATCGACACTGCCGGTAACATGGTGATAAGTGGAGTGCATAAGATAGCCGGGAACTATGCCGGCAAAGTGCAGCAGGCTGCGGGCGTGAGTGAGCAGACACAGACAACCACCGACAGCGAGCAGCGCGCCAACGGAGTAGCCGAGAACACCCAGCAGCAGAACCGAGAGCAGCAGGTAGTAACCCCGGCTAAGAAGTGGTACGAAAAGACCCTGATATATGTAGGCATCTTAGCCATCGCGATAGTTACTTTTATTCTGATCCGATGGATGAGGCGCAACAAATATAAATTGTGAATTTTTCTGTAATTAGTGCATAATAGCTGCGCCCATCCGTGAGGACAGGCGCAGTTAGTATTTTATGGCGGTAGGCTACAGACCTAATGCGTAGTCTATCACACGACGGTTAGCGGCATCTATTTTATCGCGGCTGAATTTGATATAGACACCTGTAATGCTGCTGCCGTATTTGTGGCCCAGTGCCTCACTGATAGTATCACGTGGTATATCTAATTCTGCCGCATAGGTAGCCCACGAATAGCGGGCATAGTATGTGGTCAGATCCGGGTAAAGTGGCTGTATCTTTGCGCGACCATTTTTGCACCTGACGACATCGCCGTTAGCGTCGATGAGGGGCAGACCCATTTTGCCCAGCGAAGTGTTAGCGTTAGCCAGTACGACAGTGTGGCTATCTTTGCCGTCGAACCAGCGCAGCAGTTTATCTTTGCCCCGGTACTTTTCGATGATGGCGGCAGCCTCTTTTTCTATCTTTATGCTGTAGAGTTTGCCAGTCTTAGCGCGTCTATACTCTATACGCCCATTAACGATGCTGCGCGCTGTAAGGCGGCTTAAATCGACCATATTAATGCCGATGAGGTAGAATATAAGCAAATACATATCGCGGTATTCTGCGGCTTTGCCTGACAGCGGCAGGGCTATTAGCTGCTGCATCTTTTCCAGTGGCAGCACGCGCATGGGTGTTTCTTGCATCTTAATGGGAAAATTACGAAATGGGTACACCGTAGTTATACCATCGTCGATAGCGAAGTTAATAACATTTCGCAGATGCTTTAAATGCCCGGCGATTGAATTAACGGCTAAGCCATCCAGTGAGGCGATGAAGCCGAGCAGCCACGATTTGGTTAGCGTGTCGAACTTAGTAGCGTTAGCATCGCAGTAGGCATTAACCTTTTTAAGCGTCTGCCGGAACAGCAGCGCAGTGTGCGGCTTTTTGGTGGCTATAACCTTTTCAAAGACCGTGCCGAGAGTAGGCACGCCGACGGTGGGCGTGTCTAACTCTAAGTCTGATAACATCTGCCGCAGCTGGGCGGTAGTCAGTTTATCAAACATACCTTTTTCGCGCAGTTCAAGTATGCGACTTTTGACCTGCACCAGCAGAGTAGCTAAGACCGAATTAAGGCGTTTGGCATCTTTGCCCGAAACGACTAACCGGCTATCTGCATCCCACGCATCTTTAGCTACCGAAATGCCGGTGCTTAGATAAACATTAGTGCCATACCCTACAGCGATCTGCACCGGGAACGTGCCATCTTTTAATGCCCTGCGGGTATCAAGGCGTAAATTAGTTTTAGCCATAAGCTATAAAAATTTGCAGGTTATTTGCTGATTTGTGCGCCCAAAGATACCAAAATATACCGAAATATACCCTATTTTAGCAGATAATTTGCTGATTATGGGCTGAACCGCATCTAACCTAAGTTAATAATTAATATGCTAATTAGCTAATTTACAGGCACTTTACAACGCTTTGCCGCTATCCTACTATCCTAACTATGTTATATCTATTAG